GCTAGCGGCGGCTGCGGCCATCTGCGAAAGCTGCACCTCGATGTCCGGCGGCAGGTAGCCAACCTCGTCGTCGTCTCCGTCGAAGTCCGGCGGCGGGGGAAGCACGGCGCCCAACTGCTTCTCGATCTCTCGACGGTACTGGAACGCGACATGCTCCATCACGTGGGCCGATGCCGCCGCCATGATGGCCTGCGCCTGCGGGTTCTGGCCGATCATCGCCATCAGCTTGGGGTCCTGCATGGCGCTCATGTGGACGGCAAGATGCGCCTCGTGATCCTGCGTGATGAACGCCTTGACGGGCTTGCCCATCATGACAGCCATGTTCTCGCTGATCGGATCGACCGGCTTCATGTCGTCCTTGTTGGGCACGAGTTTCGCCGCGTTCTTGATCCCGATCACCTCGATCATCTGCCTGTGTAGCAGCGGCAAGTTGTAGATCTGCGGAGCCGACGAGGCCAACTGCATGACGGCCTGATACTGCACGACCTTCTGGGCCATCGTGCTGGCGTTGGGGTCCGACACGGGAAGCACGTCTACATGGTCATAGTCTGAGCGTTTCGCTCCCGCCGGGCCTACGTCAGGCTGGTAGTTATATTCTTCGGGGGTATTATCCCTGATGATCGCAGCAAGTAACTTGAACTCCTGCTTCATCGTGTAGTGGATGCGTGCCTGAACTGCGGACAACACCTTGAGGGCGCGTTCAAGGATCGCGAGCGTCGTGCCTACCGGGGACTGCGACGACATGTCAGACACTTTCAGGTCCGGAGCCGACGCGAACTGCCGGCCATCCATCACGATCTTGTCCATCAGCGCCATCAGGACCTGCGACGGCTCCTTGTAGGGCAGTGGCAGAATATTGTCCCTGATAGCGCCGCTCGGCAGGTCCACGTCGCGGAACTCACCCGGACCGATGGGAGCATCGTCTCCCTTGATCCGGAGGCCACGGGCCTTCAGCCCGCCCGGCAGGTTGGACAGCGTGCCCGCGTCCACGAGTTGACGGAGCAGCGAGGTAGCACTCTTGGAGTGCCCGCCGATCAGGTGGATCAGGCCGAAGTAGTAGAAGCCAAAGCCGGGGATGTAGCCGTAGTGCACGAAGTGCTGTCTCCGCAGCTTCAGCGGATCCCCATCCAGCCAGTTGCGCCGGATCGCGAGGACAGTATTACTGCCCTTCTCTATCGTAACGACGTAGGGGAGTTTCACCCCATCCTTGTCCTTGTAGCCGGGCAGGTCGCACTCGACGTGCATCTCTAGGATCTGATACCGGTTGTCCGACGAGGCGTTGAAGCCCTGCTCAGTGGCCTTCTGCTTCTCCACGTCGTCTATCGTCATCGGTGGGTCACCGAGGTCGACATCGCGGTAGAACCCCGCGACCTGCAGCTTCTTAAGCTCGTTCTTCGTCTTCCGCATCTTGTGCGTGACACGCTCGGCACTCTCGATGCTCGTTGCCCCGTACGGAACCACGATATCCTCGGCCGGGATGAACGGCGCAGTCTGGCGCTGCAGGCTCGGGTCGAAGTAAATTTTCTTGAACGCGTTGCCCGACAGGCAGAGGTTCAGCAGCATGCGCTCATGCTCAGGCCGATACTCCGTCATCACCTCGGTCAACTCGTAGTTGAGATCCTCCTGCACGCGTGCAGCCGCCTGCACCTTCTCCGGCGTCTCCTTCCCAATAATCTTGGTCCGCACCGGCCCCAGCGCCGGGAACGTCTCCATGATCGCCTCGGACTGGAACTTGACCGCCGTCTCCATGAGCAGGGGGTGCGTGACGCCGCACGCTCCCGGCCACGGCTCGGCCCGATCCTCATACTTCAGGCCAAGTAGTTTCAGGCCCTTCAGGTAAGTATCGAGCCAGTCACGGCGCGAGACGACATCGTCCTCGTAGTCGGCTACTAGCTCAGAGCCGATGGACTGCAGGGTCTGCTCGTCCATGTCTTCTGCGAGGTTCGCGTCGAACTTCGACGGCTTCTCAGGCACGGCCTCGATGTCGAACTCCATCTGATCGTCGGGGACGATCTGGACTTCTATATCATCCGCAGAAGAGTCTGTGGAAATTCCCATGGGGGCCTGATACAACCCCTTGTCCATGTTCGCGCTCATATCATTCTCACCCTACCACCCTTGCGGTAGTTATCTGGAAGTGTAGTGGCCTTCTGGGTGGGCAGATCTCCACCTATGAAGTTCAGGAAGGGGAACTGACTCCTCTGGGAGATTACGGTCTTGGGCAACTTGCCCGCGCTGGTTTCCTGAGTATTCCCAGTCAGGTACTCGATGGGATGTGCCATATACCCCTGAGACCCACCGCTATTGATATCAGCGTGAGTATTGAGGAGGCTGTTATGCAGACCCATGTCGGTTAGGCTCAAGGACATGGAAGCCATTACCTTTGCTTCCTTGTCCTTCAGCGGCATGTTCTCGTCTTTCTTGCCGTACAGATCTTCATAGAGGGACTGCAGGCTATTGGTGTATTGGGCACGGGAGTTCGAATGAACCAAGTCCATCAGCCGATTAGCAGACTCATCCTTGATCTTGTCGTGACGATACTCATGGCCCATCGTTTGAGGGCTAGCCCCATTGCCGATGCCATACACATGCTTCTTGGGGTTCAGGAAGTCGTTGTACGAATTTGCGTTGATCTGCCCAAGGCCCATCGACATGCGCAGGGCAAAATCGTCCCGCTCATCATCGGGAACCCTATGGGAATTGACGCCCAGAAGACTATAGGAATGCCCCGGATTCACGAATGCGGCTACGCTTGGGTCCACAAGATCGCGGTATGGGGCGCCAATTTTTGCCCTGACCTTGGCTGCGAACTCAGGATCGTTCGGACTGAGCGGGTCAGCGTAGCTGTCCAACTGTTTCCGCTGGCGGTCTCCGGTATCCATCAGTAGTACCCCGCCCTGCGCTTGGACTTGAATAGCTGCACCGGCTCGGGCTCGTCACTCGGGAGCCGCACGAACCCGCCCTGCCTGAACCTCATCAACGCGAGGGTCATCGCGTCTACTTGGTCGTCGTTCCTGCCCGATGGGAAGTCCTGACACTCGTCCATGACTTCTTGTGCCCATCTTCTATCAGGTGCCCACACGAAGCCGGAGGAGAATAAATCCGTGACCGAGTTCACCCGACTGATCTTGTCCTGCCCTTTTCCGGGAGTGAACTCGCTGACGGGGATGCCCATCCGGCGAAGTTCCTGATAGAGGGCCGCTCCATTACTCTTTTTCTCAACGATGAAAGAGTCGGGCTTCCACTCTTTGTATTCTTCTATGCACAGGGATTTCAGATCCGGGAACTCCAGCCGTTGCTTGATCGCGTTCAGCAGGATGATCTGGTAAGACTTGCTCTCTTCATTGTAGAAGACGCCCCAAACCTGAAGCGCATTGTAATCAGCCCTGTTGTTCGTCTCCTGTGCAGCGTCGAGGCTCATGATGATGAACGCACACTGGGGCGGGTTCTCGTTCTCCCATATCTGCCACCACTCGTTCTTGATGAGCGCGCCTTCCTCGCTGACCGGGTCCTGCATGTACTGGGCTTGCCAGTAGCGCGGGTCCATGCCCGCACGCTTGGAGAGAAGCTCCTCGATGCTCCAGAAATCGGGCCAGAGCGGCTTGTCGTTCAGGAGCGCAGGGAACTCCACGACCTCCCAGTCATCCGTCCCCGTGTTCCTCGTCATGTGGTCGATGACCTGACCGGTCAGGTCGAGCTTCGACCAACGAGTGTTATGGCTGACGAAGCCATTGGCGATGAAGTTCTCGGTATCGGCTACCTGAATGTCAAAGACTTCCTCACGCCCACTTGGCGTGATGCTGACAATGGGGTCAAGTGTGAAGTCGAAGGTACTTAGCTGCGCTGCGCAGGATCTCTGGAGTCTTGCCGTATCCGACCGTGAGGTTGCAGTCGTTGCACAAGAGTCCGCGTACCCGTCCAGTAGCATGGTCGTGGTCGATGCACAGCTTCCCACTCCAATGAGCGCGTGTGTTTTTACTGGATGGGTGTCGCCCGCAGACATCACAGCGGTTACTGCGCTCCTTAACCATCCGGCTATATTCTTCAGCCGTGATCCCGTAGCGGGACTTGATGCGTCGTGCGCGACGCTGTGCAGGGGTCTGCTCGGGCGGCGTGTACTGCTTGCGGTAGCAGACAACGCAGAGTCCCTTGGACTTGACAGGACCACCCCCGCATTCTGTACAGGCAGCGTTTTTCCATCGCCCGTGATGCCCAAGCGGTTCATAAGGTGCGTCAGGGTGCTTGCGATGGTAAGCCGCTCGCGCTTGGCAGGGATGGCACAAGCCGGGTCGAGTCTGCGACCGTGCGGGTCGGCTGCACCCTTCAGTGCTACAAGCGACATACCCGGCTTCAGATCGCGCAGTCGTACCCATGCCTGTCCCCCGTTCTGCTCAACGAGAAACGGATGTCTCTCATTGGCCCGGAACATTCTGCCAGATTGTGTTTGTACTGTATATACTTGATCAATACCACTTGACTGATGGTTCATCACCCGCTTCGTGACAATCCTGCCGTTCTCGTAAGATGCAATCATCCAACCGGGTTGAACGTCACGAAGCGGCAACTCCGACCCATCTGCCATCAGCACGGGGGTATCCCCCGTCATGCACATCACGATGATGATGGCACCGCCCGGCATCAGTCGCTGCAGCGGTCCTGACTGGAACCACTCCCACGCGGGCTCAAACACGTCGGCGCGACCCTGCATGGCCTCTTGCTCAGAGTTATGCGTCACGACATAGCCACGACCAACGAGGAACAATCCATCGGGCCGATCCACCGTGATGCACTGCACGTCTCCACGCAGCCCTGTGGCTTCTACCTCAAACGATCTACGACGTTTGTCAGTTGGCGTGTATGTCCGCTCCCGCTTACGCGGCATCCGACAGCAATCTGCCAGCTTGAAGTTGACCCTGAACACCGGGTTATGGTTCGGTCGCGAATCGTAATACACCCGTATCTTAGCCTTGATACCAAGACTGTGTAGTAACTCCCTAAACTGCCGTACGAGGCTTTCATTGCAGTTATTGAACGAACATTCCCCGGCAACGGTCACGTTGCCGTCGGTATCCATCAACCCCTGTACCAACGCCATACGCTGCTTGACAGAGGCGAGCATGTAGTCAACAGGAATGTGCTTGTTATCCAGCAGATCCCACTTCTTCAGTTCAGTCCATAACCCCTTGACGCCGAAGTTATATGGATCCACCAGATCAGTTGTCTCGTATCCGGCATCCTTGAACTGCTTGCGCATGAACGGCTGGTCATCAGGATGTGCAGTCATCCTTCCGACCGTGGAAGTCCCATCCCCAAGCCACACGCCCAAAATATACGGATCGATGGGGAGATCAGCATGGACATACTGAACTGCTGCGTGGCGGGGAAGATAAGGCCGATTGTCCTTGCCCCAGCCAGCGAGTTCCCTTGCTGTCGCTGTCTTGATCAGGTGTGCGTTCTTCAACGCGGTCTCGGAGTGGTATGACCACAGGTGCCCACCGTCACACAGAACCTGTTCACCGTCGTCCGTAGTCAGGCGGTACAACTCACGATCTTTCCTAACATCAGATTTAGCTGTGATCCTTGTAGGCAGGCCGTCGGGTCCATATACCTCATCCCCAACCCGTAACTGCGCTATGGTCCTGAATCCTTCGGGGGTGGGGACTTCCGTGTCGAGTGGGAGAGCATGGGGATCGTCAATAATAAAGAGATCGGCGCCGCGACCGGCCAACGCGCCGCCGACACCGATGGCGAAGTATTCACCGTTGAAGTTCGTCCCCCATCTGGAAGCACTCTTGCTGTCCGCTTGGAGTTCTACCTGTGGGAAGATGTCGTGGTACGGGTCCGATCCAACCAGATTTCGCACGCGCCTGCCGAAGTTCACCGCGAGGTCGGCGGTGTGGGAGGCCATGATGACCTTCTTGTGCGGGTAGTTCCCGAGGAACCACGCCGGGGCAAGGTAGGAAATCATCTCCGACTTGCCATGCCGGGGGGCGATATTGACGATCACCCGCTTCTTTTTTCCTGCCGCGATCTCTTCAAAGATCCGAGCCAGCCGCTGATGGTGCGGACCCACGATATAGTTGGGGTATACGTGGTGGATGAAGTCTAGGAAGCTACTTTTGCCCCTGATCTTCGCTTTCTCGGTCTGATACTGCTTCAGAAGCTCCAAAGTCCGTCGTTTCTCCTTCTCCGGCATCGACGGAAGCGCACTTTTCAGCTTCTGGATGTCTGAGGGCGTGAGATTGGGCAGCGCGCTCACGTAGTGAGTCCATCAGAATATGCCTGATCATCACTTTCAAGGCTATTTGGGGCCACGGAGCCGGTTGCAGAGTCATCTGGCAGTCTCTTTAGAGGTGAAACCGAGTATTCGACGTTGTCGAGGATGGAAAGTAGCTCTTTCTCGACCTCTTGGATCGGTTTTATGGCGTGCGTGACCTCGCTACGCTTCTTGAAGGCGTCGACACCGTCGACTTCGCCTAATTTACTCAGTGCCATGATCCGAGATTTCGGATCTTTCGCCTGTTCGACTTCTTGGACGAGCTTGTTGACGACGTAGAGTTTCAGATCCGATAGCTCGTCCACGATCATGCAGTTGGACTGGGCCACCATGCCTGCCAAGTAGGCGATGGTCTCGTTCGGATACTTGGAAAATTCGGGTCTGTACTTGGGATCGGCGGTCATTCGCCGTGCGAGTTCGACGGCTTCGATCTTCTCACCCTCCGTGGGGATGAGAGCCTCACCTGTCAGGTCTGACAGCAGCTTCATTGTCCTGACCCGCATGTCCAACTCCTGTTGCGGAGTTAGATCAGGCATCACATCGGATGCGCGAACAGGAAGCGGTATCGCTTCCTCGATGTCAGGAATGAGTTCTTGCATGGGTAGCCCCAAGTTTTGCAGGTTATAGCACATACACGAGGAGGTACGGAAACCAACGGGGGTACTTTTCTATATGGAGGGGGGTGGGTGTGAAGTCGGCGGGTACCTTGACGGGGTACGTTTCTATAAGGAGTGGGGTGGGGTGAGCTAACTTCTGGCAGTTTGAGCGACGCCTATTGTTCCTTAGCGGCCTCGGGAGTACTAAT